AGTGGCAAGGCGAGCGGACCAAGATGGTCTACGCCTTCCCGGCAAACGAGGCCCTCTGGCATAGCTAAGCGGAGCTTCGCGCGGACGGCCTACGCAGCGATCGGGGAATCGTCGAGGCGACCGACTTCTACCGACGCAACCGCGAGGCGATGGACGAGGGCGCCGCGATCGCTTGGCCGGCGAGGTTCAACAGCGACGAGCTCTCGGCCATCCAGCACGCGATGAATCTCCGTCTGCAGGACGAGACCGCCTTCTGGAGCGAGTACCAGAACGACCCGCTGCCCGACGAGGGTCCCGACGAGGGCGAGCTGACTGCGGACGAGATTGCCGAAAAGACCAACGGCCGCAAGCGAGGAGAGGTGCCTTCCAGCTGCCAGCACCTGACGGCCTTCGTCGATGTGCAGGGCAAGCTCCTCTACTGGCTCGCCGTGGCATGGGAAGGCGACTTCACCGGATACGTCGTCGACTACGGCACGTGGCCCGAGCAGCGTTCGGAGTACTTCACGCTCCGCGAGGTCAAGAGGACGCTCGCTGCGGCGACGCCCCGCACCGGCCCGGAGGGCGCAACGTACGCCGGGCTCGATACGCTGGTCGCCACGCTCGCCACGCGGCGTTGGCGTCGCGACGACGGGTCGTCCGCCTCGATGGACCGGATCCTGATCGACGCCAACTGGGGCGAGTCCACCGATGTGGTCTACCAGTTCTGCACCCAGAGCACGCACGCATCGCTGCTGCTGCCGAGCCACGGACGCTACGTCGGCGCGTCGAGCGTGCCATTCGCACAGATCAAGCGCCACCGCGGAGATCGCGACGGGCTGCATTGGAGGCTGCCCGCTCGTTCCGGCCGTCGCGCGATCAGGCACGCCCTCGTCGACACCAACTTCTGGAAGTCGTTCGTGCATGCCCGGCTTCGAGTCCACATGGGAGACCCCGGATGCCTGTCGCTCTTTGGAAGAGCGCGAAACGACCACAGAATGCTCGCAGACCAGCTGACCTCCGAATATCGTGTGAGGACCGAAGGCCGGGGTCGCACCGTGGACGAATGGAAACTGAAGCCGGGGAAGCCCGACAACCACTGGCTCGACTGCCTCGTGGGCTGCGCGGTCGCCGGCAGCATGCTTGGCGCCACGCTGCATGGCACGCAGACCAACGCACGCCGCCGGGAGCCGGTGAAGCTCTCGGCGCTCCGCAAGGGCTCCGCATGAGCCGCCCACGCCGGAATCGAGACCGCTACGGCCTCGTGTGCCCTGCCTGTGGGGCGAGGACGCTCCGTGTCGTCTACACCCGGGAAGCGTGGGGGAACGTGATCAACCGCCGTCGGGAGTGCCGGGAGTGCCGGGCGAGGGTGACCACCCGGGAGGCCGCTGCCTTTTGGCAGAAACCCAAGAACGCGGGTCATGGAGAAGTAGCGTCGCGCTGACCCCAAGGAGGACCGACATGCCGCACACAGACCCCAGTCCCGACTCGATCGCCCTGCGGTGGCACAACCCCGATGGCACCGTCGAGGCCGTGTCGATCGACTACGAGGAGTTCGTGAAGCGAATCGCGCTCCGCCTCGGTCCTTGCCTGGTCCGTGGACCTCAGCCGCTCGGCGACGAGGTCGCAACCCCCTTCCGTGGAACTGGTGCCGACGCCTTCGTCCGCCGACTCATGCTGGTGACCGTCGCGGAGTGCTACGTCGAGTCCGCCGGCGGCAAGTGAGTCCACCGGTGTAATCGAATCGGACGCGTGAGCGAATCAACCGGCACCGGCACTGGTCTCGTGTCGGAACCCGGTAGATGGCCACGACTCTGCCGGCGACACCACGCCCCGACAAGCTGAAGCTCGAGCTTGCACTCTGCCCCTCGTGCGATCGCGAGGACGCGATGCAGGAGGCTTGGCTCGCTTCGCTCGAGGGCCGCAACGCCGCCCGTGCCGTCAACACGTTCTCCCAGCGGGAGCGTCGGCATCGCCAGCGGATGAAGACGATGGGCGTCGACTTCCCGTGGGTCGGCCAGATCGACCCCGAGGCGGAAGCGGCCGATGGCTGAGCAGACTCCCCCGCTCACCGACGCGATCCGCGAGAACGCCTCGGGCCCGGCGAGTGCGACCGGCGACGCCGGCAGCGTCTCGCAGCACAACCTCCGGGACCAGATCGAAGCCGACCGCTATCTGGCGAGCAAGGCCGCCGTCCGACGCCGCAATCGTGGCCTTCGGATCTCCCGGATCGTGCCTCCCGGGGCCGCCGACTGATGGGGCTCCTTTCGACGCTGTTCCGCTCGGGACGATCGGCCCGCACCACGCGGGCGATCCCCTTCCGAGGCCGGTACGACGCCGCATCCACCAACGACTCCAATCGCCGGCACTGGCAGCACGCCGACAGCCTGTCGGCGGACGAGGCGATGTCGCCTCTGGTCAGGCAACGTCTTCGCGACCGGGCCCGCTACGAGTTCGCCAACAACTCCTACGCCAAGGGCATCGTCCTGACGCTCGCCAACGACGTCGTGGGCACCGGCCCTCGTCTGCAGGCGCTGTCGGAGGACTCGACGGCAAACGCCGCGATCGAGCAGGCCTGGTCCCGCTGGGCGGCTGCGGTGCGTCTGCCCGAGAAGCTCCGCCTGATGCGGATGGCACGCGCCCACACCGGCGAGGCCTTCGCCGTCCTCGCAACCGACCCCGATGTGGACCACGAGGTGAAGCTCGACATCGTCCTCGTCGAGGCGGACCGGATCAGCGACCCGTCGGGCGTCCTGACGTCCTCGGTGGACGGCATCGACCTCGACAGGTTCGGGCGACCTCGCCGGTACCACATGCTTCGTGAGCATCCCGGGTCGGCCGCCGGTATCGCCGCCGGGCACATCGCGGTGCCTGCAGCGGAGATGCTCCACTACTTCACCTCGGACCGTCCGGAGCAGCACCGCGGCGTTCCCGATCTGACACCTGCACTGGGCCTCTTCGCCCAGCTGCGTCGCTTCACGCAGGCGACGCTCGCGGCTGCCGAGACCGCCGCCAACCTCGCGGGTGTCCTGCACACCGACGCACCGGCCGACGGCGAGAGCGACCCGGTCGAGCCCATGGACAGTGTGGAACTCGCCTCGAACGCGTTCCTGACGCTGCCGGCGGGGTGGAACATCAACCAGGTCCGCGCGGAGCACCCCAGCACCGGATATGCCGAGTTCAAGCGGGAGGTCCTCAACGAGATCGCCCGTGCACTCAACATGCCCTTCAACGTCGCGGCGTGCAACAGTGCCTCGTACAACTACGCCTCGGGTCGGCTCGACCACCAGACGTACTTCCGGGCGGTCCGCATCGACCAGTCGCATCTCGCGTCGGTCGTCCTCGACAGGATCCTCGCGGCGTGGTTCGACGAGGCGAGGCTCGTCCCGGGGCTGCTCCCGCAGAACGTGCTCGCCGAACGGCGCCCTCCGCACCAGTGGTTCTGGGATGGCCACGAGCACGTGGACCCGGTGAAGGAGGCGTCGGCGCAGAAGACGCGTCTGGACTCCCACACCACCACGCTCGCCGCGGAGTTCGCCAAGCAGGGCAAGGACTGGGAGTCGGAACTGCGTCAGCGTGCCCGTGAACTCGAACTGATCGCCGAACTCGGCATCTCGACGGCCGCCCCAGCGCCCGAGGACGCGGGCGAGGAGGCCGACGAAGACAGCGACCAAGACGAGCTGGGCAGCGACGACGAGACCCCATCCGATCGCGAGGAGGAAGCCGATGCGGCCTGAGAGCGTCACGCTCACCGCGAACGTCGAGATCCTGCCGATCGAGGCCTCGTCCGCCGAAGGCACCGGGCCCCGGCGGTTCACGATGACCGCCTACACCGGCACGCCGATGCGGATCCGCGGCTGGCGGCATCCCATCGCCATCGACCTCGCCGGCATGGCGATCGCCGAACGCCCCCGCCCGATCCTCCGAGACCACGACGCGGGACGCATCGTCGGCCACACCACCTCGGTGCAGGTCTCCGACGGCACCCTGCTCGTCGAAGGGGTGATCAGCGGTGCGGGCGCGGTCGCCACCGAGATCGTCGAGAGCTCGATCAACGGATTCCCATGGCAGGCGAGTGTCGGTGCATCGACCGCGGACGTGGAGTTCGTGGGCGAGGGCCGAAGCGCACTCGTCAACGGACGCACGCTCGCGGGCCCCGCATACGTGGCCCGACGATCCACGCTCGGCGAACTCAGCTTCGTCGCGATGGGCGCGGACGACCAGACCGAGGCACGGATCGCGGCGGAGGCCGCAACAGGAACAGACACCATGACCGACGACACCACCGCAAGCACCGTAGAGGCCGACGCCTCGCCCGAGGCGACCACCGCCCCCGAGACGGCCCCACGAACCAACGACGACGCCACGGTCGCGGACGCCCTCGGCCGCATGCGGGCCGAACTCGCCCGTGAGAGCGAGCGGGTCTCGAAGATCAGGTCGATCTGCGCAGGCCGCCACGCCGACATCGAGGCGACGGCGATTCGCGAGGGCTGGGATCCGGCGAAGGCCGAACTCTCCGTGCTCCGTGCCGAGCGCCCCGAACCACCCGCCGGCATCGTCCGTGAGACCAGCACCTCGCCGAAGCTCGTCGAGGCCGCCGTGTGCATGGCCGCCGGGCTGTCACCGGAGGATTCCGGCTTCGACGAGAAGACCATCGACGCCGCGTCCGACCGCTATCCGCGGGGCGTGGGCCTCCAGGAGCTCGTCGTCGAGGCGGCGCGTTCCAACGGCCACGTGGGATCCTGGTCCTTCCGGTCGGACCCTGCCGGCATGCTGAAGGC